GAGCCAGAGCCAGAGCCAGAGCCAGAAGAGGAAGCTGAAGAGTCGTCTGAAGAAGACGATGAAGAAGCTGAGTTGCAGGCACAGCTGGAGGCTAAGCGGGCTGCCATTGCCAAGAAGAAGGCTGATGCTGCTAAGGCTGCCGAGGATGAGCCAGACCCTGCCGAAGTCGCAGCTGCTGCTGAGAAGAAGCGGAAGGCTGACAAGCTGGCCAAGATGAAGGCAGAGATGGAAGCTCTTGAAGCTGAGGACGGCGACGAGGATGAAGTAGAGGCACCGAAGAAGCCAGCTGCTAAGAAGCCAGCTGCTAAGAAGCCAGCTGCAAAAGTAGCTGAGCCTAATGGCGATCTGGAAGAGGAGATTGCTGGCTTGTTGGGTGAGATGGCAGATGACGAGTAAGCCGTTAAACTTCAAAACTATCGAGGCACTCCGTAAGCAGATGCTACTGACCGTTAAGGACATGGCTAAGATACTGGGTGCTTCGAGGCAGACCTACTACTCATGGGTATCAGGCATTGAGCCTAGACCCTCACGTACTGCCAAGCTGCGCGTCACTATCCGCAAGATGGTTAATGTCTTGCGAGATGAAGGCTGGCCTTCCACTGAGGTTCTTGAAATGGAACCCGCCGATAGGGTGAAGTATCTATCGGACTTGATGGAAGCGCAGGAATAATGTAGCGTCGCTAATTCGGGAGGCATCCGTGCCTCTCGGTTCAACACACACATAGGGATTTATTCATGGACACGTTAGCTTTTTTGCAACGCGTCTTGCCAGTCGAAGGAAACTACATGGTGGGCTTCCCATTAAAGGGATACACTGGGTTAATACAAAAGTTTTATTCTAAGATAGAGGACGCAGCTGCTGCTGCGCTCAAGTTCGACAAGCAAGGCAAGAATGTTTATTATGGGGTCGCGTCATTCAGTGACGAGGTATATGGAGCAGGGACAAAGAACAAGCGCATCGCGGGTAACGTAGTAGCGCTCAAGACATTTTTCTACGATATAGATTGCGGTGAGGGTAAACCGTTCCCGTCTTGGAAGGAGGGGTTAGTATCCCTCGGCAAGACCGTCAAGCTGCACAACCTACCAAAACCAATGGTGGTACGTTCCGGCAACGGGCTTCATGTGTACTGGGTCATGGACCGTGAACTATCCCGCGCTGAGTGGATACCCATTGCCCAAGCACTCAAAGCTGTTATCCCTATAGGCCACGATCGTAAGCCGCTGTATGACCCAGCTGTGCCAGCTGATACGGCTAGGGTGCTGCGCCCTGTAGGCACACACAACGCCCGTGGTGGGGGTGAAGTGAAGGTGGTGCTAGATGCTCCTGCTGTCAGCGTTGAGGACTTTGCAGCGTGCTTAAAACAATTTGTAGGTACTGGTGCGCCGTTGAAGAAGGCATCCGAGTCTTCCATCTTGGCTAACATGGCAGTGCAAGCTGACTTCCCACCGGCTGAGGCTGGCCTGATATACAAGAAGTGCCAGCAGATCCAAGGCCTAGTTAAAAACCAGGCTGACGTAGGTGAACCACAGTGGTATAACCTCATGGGTATCGCAGCCCACTGCACTGAGCCTGAGAATGTAGCGATCGCATGGAGCGACCAGCACCCCGACTATGACCAAGAGACTACGCTGGCTAAGCTCGATCAATGGCGCGATAACACCACTGGCCCAGCGACATGTGCAGCGTTTATGATTAACAACCCATCAGGTTGTGATGGGTGTAAGTACAAGGATAAGATCACAACACCGTGCCGCCTCGGCATCAAGTACGAAGACGAGGCTATTGCAGAGAAAGCCCCTGACGAGATAGCGTCGATAGTGGAAGTGCCCGCCCCGTTCAGAAGCACGAAGAACGGCATGACCTATATAATAGACGACATTGAAACTGTGGTCTGCCCGTTCAGTATCTACGCAGTTAGCTACGGTAAAGACAGAAGCGATGACTACGAAGTTGTGCGCTTCCATTGGGAGCGGGTGAATGTAGGGTGGCAAGAACTGACTATCAGGATGGCCCACCTGACCGATGGCCACCGTGAGTTTGCCTCAGCGTGTGCCGACCAAGGGATTATACTAGACAGTAAAGAACAGACAGGGTTGTTTCAGATCATGCTTAGAGCGTACATGCACGAACTCCGCCGCGTCCGCACCATTTCAAACCTGCACTCCAGTATGGGTTGGAAGAATGGCTGGGAGCAATTCCTTTTGGGTGACACCCTATTCAAACTGGTTGATGGCAAGGTTGTCAAAGAGGGCACGACTACTGCCAATGTGGTTTCATCTACTAGTAAGAAGTCTGACTGGCACACAAATGGTGACCCACGTATGCAGAACGAGCTACTGAAGTGCATACCCGCAGCCAAGCTGAACCCTGCAGCGTTTGCTGTTAACGTATCTCTATCATCTATCTTGTATGAGATGCTGGACTTCAATGGGTTAACTATAAGTTACACAGGTAAGTCAGGGGCCGGTAAAACAATAGCGCAGCTGTATGCGCAGGGTATTTGGGGCAACCCGAAAGAACTGCACGTGTCGGCCAACACAACTGAGAAAGCTATGTATGCTAGGTTCGGTAGGTTTTGTAACCTAGTAGCCAGTATTGATGAGGCTACTACTTTTGATATCAAGGACGTCGGCAGATACCTGTACAACATAGCACAAGGCCAAGACACCGCTCGGCTGTATCGCGATGGCACAGAGCGCCCGACACTTAAGTACCATATGCCGGTGCTTATGTCTTCCAACAGATCGTTTATGAGCATCTTAAATTCTATGGGGATGGAGACCGAAGCACAGGCCTTGAGGTTGCTGGAGTTTGACCTGCCAAGGCGCGCGATATTCGAGGAGGACTCAAAGGCAGGGCGGGTAATGTTCCATGGTGTGCGGAAGCACTATGGTTTTGTCGGGGAGAAATTCTTAACACACATTATGGCCCTTGGTGCGGATGTTGTCCGTGCCCAGTTCAACGAGCACAGGGAGCAGTTCACCCAGAGGACCGGCATTAAGTTTAGAGGTCCAGAAAGAATGTGGGAGAATGCTATTATGGTAGCTGACTTTGCTGGCTCGATCGCTTACGAAATTGGGGCCATACCTTTCTCACCTGATGCATCTACACAGTGGGTTGGAAGCCAGCTTGCAGAGATGCGTGAGTCAGTCTCTGAGAAATACGTGGCACCTTATGAGGTGCTGTCAGAATACTTTAATGCCCGCATGAGCAACGCAGTCACTGCCATATCAAACGGTGGTGCCAAGCCTATGATAGATTACAACAGGGTTCCAGTCCGTGATGGTGTGCGTCTGCGCTTCGAGATCGACCGCAAGGATGCTGCTTCACCTGCCGATGCAGGGCGTGTCCTTATCGACGTGCGTGACTTCAAGGTGTGGCTGACCGAAAACAGTGTGGACTACAAGTATGTGACCAACTGGGTGGCCGAGGAGAAGATAGACTGCACCCCAAAAATTGGTAAGGCATACTTGGCCAAGGGCACAGAGCTTAGGATTGGTCAGGTCAGAGTGCTCGGTATTGACCTTACCCACGCAGACTTGGTTGGTATCCTGCGCGAAGTAGATGCCAGTGCCAATGAGAAGACCTCTGTCCTAGATAGGCTGCAGGTGGTGAAATAAAAAGACCCCGCGCTCTGTTAGGAGGCGGGGTTAAATGTTCAGGAAATGAACAAATATATGACCAAGGCCGTTTGAATACACATTAAGTGTAGCGCGATTGTTGCACACAACTGAGGAGACTGCAATGTATGATTTAATGCTTGATCTAGAAACACTGGGCACAAAGCCCGGAGCCGTGGTGTTATCAGTGGGGGCGGTACAGTTCAACCGGCTCAGTGGGAAGATCATCGACAAGTTCTACGCAGAGATTAACCCCGTGTCTTCACAAGAGTGCGGCTTACATCTTGACGCTGACACAATACAGTGGTGGATGAGCCAGTCAGAAGAAGCCCGTAAGATATTCACATCTACTGAGCGGATGGTGTTGCCGTCAGTGGTGCGCAGCTTTGAGTTCTGGTATCGCCAACTGAGTGAACCAGTTAAATATATCTGGGCACAGGGTCAGGACTTCGACGCGCCCATATGGGCAAGGGCAATCATTGCAGGTGGCCGGACTCCGCCTTGGGAATACAACCAGCTTCGCGATACACGCACAGCATACTTGATGGCATATGAGTTGACTGGGTTCAACCATCGCAACATCAAGCGTGAGGGTGTACACCACAATGCACTGGATGATTGCTACCACCAGATTAAATGCTTAACTGCTGCACACAACAATGCGCAGAAGAACCTAGGGTTCTTGACCCCCGCAGAGGCGGAGGAAGACCCGTTCGGTTAATCAGACTGGTTGGTACGTCCTATGATGGGTCTAGATAAATTAGTACCCATCACCGGGCGGCTAGTTTTCTTACCCATCACTGGGCGGCTAGTTTGCTTACCCATTACTGGGCGGCTAGTTTTCTTACCCATTACTGGGCGGCTAGTTTGCTTATCCATAGTCTTTCTCCTTGTTATTACTCAAAAATCTTAATCATAGTTTCTGCTGTTGGCCTAACAGACTTAGGCATAGCCTTCAGAGAACGCGTAGTAGCGGGCAGCATCATTTGTTTGTATGCCCGCGCTGCGTTCTTCAGGAAGTTAGTAACCTCTAGCCCTGTACCTTCTGCACCTTCATTCCAATCCCGCACTTGCTGCTCTACGTGACGCATAGCACTCAGGTCATTAACCGCCCGTGCTTTCAACCACGCTGTGCGGAAGTTGATGCTGACCTCTTTGCTGTAGTTGGCGACGCGCATAGACATGGAGATCACTTCGTTCTGGCGCGATGCTGCTGATGGGTAGAACCCTAGCAGCCTAGCCATATAGGTTCCGAAGTGCAGATCGTCACTGACGAGGTATCCCCTGCGGTTTACAATCGAACCATTCTCTTGATACGCGTATGTGTCTGCGACAGCGCGAAGCATTGTGATCGGTGACTCACGGAGTATCTGGTTGAGTGAAGTGGTGTCAGCCTTAAGGCCTGCAGCTTCTAGTATGTACTTGCCAATGTTGTTAGCCGTAGCAACGTACTGCTGCATGGATGAGGCCATAGGGCCAAGGACTTCCTGAACCTCACGATACTTATCCGCATAAGGCAGGAAGCCCGATGTGCCCGGTATGATGTTACCAGTCTGTGTGCGTGTAGAGACAGTGGCTGGAGTGGCGCCATCTATAAGACCGTGAGCTAGGATAGCGCCCAGACCTGGCATGATGCTGTCAGCCATCTTATAGAACTCAACTTCCACTGAGCCAACTTTCATACCTAGTAGTTTCTGCGCCAGCGTATCAAGGATGTCCATAAGGTCTTCCGAGAACGGGATACCCTTGATACCACCTAGTATTATCAGCGCGCCCACCATTGCGATCTTGCCTTTGTAGTCCATGTTCTTAAGTACGTTAAAGGTAGTCACTGGGAACACCTTGTACATGAACAAGAACTGCATAGCACCGCCACGGAATGCAGCTGGCATACCGAAGTTCGCATACTGCCCGATCGCGTCATCCATCAGCCTGATAGAGAACGCACTCGCCTTGTTATAGGCATCAACGTCTGACATGCCAGCAGCCTTGGAATGTTCGTACTGCAGCCGGAATGCTGCGAGGCCACTTATGCGCCTAGACGATTGCTCACTGGCAGTGAACGGGTACATGAATGTCTCGATGAATTTCTGGCTGGCACCTGATGTTGCCCGCCCGCGAGTGGTTGCCATCAAACTGTTTGAGGATGCTGAGTCCCCGCGCCCAGAGTTGATGAAGTCGTACATGAAATTAACTTCCACCTCGCTAAGCCCTACTGACTTGCGCATAGCCGGGTTGTCTTTAAGCGACTGATAATACTCCACAGTGTTGCGAGTAAACCTCCCAACCTGGTTACCAGCTACAGACAGCGCCATGGCAGACTTACCAAACCCGAACCCGCCACCGAAGTTGGTCTTCTGGTTATATGATGCCAGTGCAGGTAGCGTGTTAGTGCCGACCGAGATGATGTTCAGCAGGCCAGTAGCAAACGAACCACCCAGCTGGGATACCACTGTGAGGTTTCTTAGCCGCCCAGATATCTCGCCGGTTGCGAACTCGTTGTAGGCTATGTCCCTCTGTGAGTTGATGAACGTCACAAGATGGACCGCGCGGTCGATATACTTACTGCCTTGTGTCTTGGACTTCATAGTCTTGTAGATGTAGTGATACTCGTAGAACTCCCGCTTGGCGCTCTGCTTAGCTTCTAATGGCAGCGTAGGGTCCGCCTCTGCGGCCTTCCAGTTCTGGTCAAGCTCAGCATATCTAGTTTCACTGCCGTACCATAGCTCGTCGAATTGTGGATTGGTCTTATCCAGTGCCGCGTCGATCTTGTGCATGTGCGTGTTGCGCGCCACGATGCTGGCAGCCTCTTCGAGGAACTCTGACACGGAGCGTACCATGTCTACATTTGCGCCTTCGACACCCTCACGCCTCAAGCCTCTACGCAGGCGTGATGACTGAGATGACATCATCTTCGTAATCTGCTCGCGCTTCTCTGGGCGAAGTTGAATACCGAACTGTGTGATGAGCCTAGAAAATTCGTGGATGTTACCCTGACCCGGATCAAGACGTTCCTTCTGGACAGCTGCCCACCGACCTACAAGTTTAATTTTTTTAGTCTCCCATGTGTTGCCTTCAAGCACTGGCATATCGTAAATACCATCCCCTGCGTTTGCGAAGTCCTTGGAAATATCTTCAGCTGCAGCTGTTGCCTTCTGCTCGGTTTCAAACTGGTGGTAGCCAAACATCTTGCTTAGCTCTGGGTCAACAACCACATCAGCACCGGATACTGCATCGACAGCAACAATCCGAACCTGCCAATCTCCTCTGCGCGCAGTAGGCACCCATCCCTCAGCAATCCCGCGCTTAGCTCTATCGGCTTCAACCATTTTGGCCTGTTCCATATCTGCTAGAACTTGAATCTCATGCTGTAATGTATACTCAAGTGTGCTGTTTCTCAGTGGCCGGTTAGCCGCTTTAAACCGTTCTATCTCGGCAAACACCTCAGACTCTTTACCTTTGAAATACGCAGACGCTTTTGTAGAGCGATCAGTCTCGCGCCCTAGTATTGCAGCGTTGAGTGTTTCTATAAATTCAGTGGCGTTCTTCAGCGCTTCTTCAGTGTGCGACAGTGACCCATCACCCGCGACTGAAGCGTCAGCATTCCTAATCTCCATGTACTTGTCGCGCATGAGTTTCACAAACGCACGATCTTGGGAGTCCAACTTTTTCTTGTTATAAGACTTAGCCACGCGGAACATAGCCTGCTCCCACTGGCCCTCAGCCTTCGCAAGATGGGATAGAACTTTGTCAATCTGCGCCTCTTTCATAGCGTCCAGCATTTCAAGATACATTTTGTACTCGACACTATCGGCAGTTATTCCGGGCACAGGCGCTACGTGGATAGTCCTCTCGACTATTTTAATATTCTCTTCGAGCATGTTCTTATACTCTAAGCGAATTTCTTCTTTGCGCTCGTCACTAGTGGCACCTTCCAGTGCTTTATCACGACGCGCTTCTATGCGCTTGCGGTCTGCCTCGGTCACAGGCTGCGGCTCTGGCTTTTTAAAGCTGTAGCCATTAGCAATCTCTTCAGGTGAGCGCCTACCCATAGCCGCAAGTTTCTCTATGTCTGCTACTTTCAGCTTAGCCTTACCACTAAGACCGTCGAGTATATGCAGCTTATTCAGCTGCCCCTCAGACGTGCCCCAAAAGCTCTCCCCTGCGTTAAACGTGATCATGTTGGCAGTGTGCACCTGCTCTTTGGTCTGGCCACCGAGTGGGAGTTTCATGTTGCCAATCTCTACTGCCCTGTTCAGCGTGAGGTTCATACCACGATAATACTTAAGCACCTTCTGGCGTGCCGTAGCTGTCATCTCTTCTAGTATTGTGTAGACGTGCTTCATCCCGAAGTTCTCACGGGCCTGATAGTTGACCAGTTTGAATGCGTTGAAGAACTTGTCTACACTCCCGAAGTTTTCCTTGGCCTTGGCTATGAGCTTTGGCAGTGCATCCAGTGCGTCGAGTGGGTTGTACCCAAATTCCTGTCGGACGGCTGCAGTAGCGCGGTTGGTGACACTCCATGAATTGCGGCTGAAGCGCCCTAGGTTACGTGGGTCGAACCCGCGCTCTACGTCCATCAACCGTTTCATAATGGCAGAGTTCTGCACCATCGTGCCAGCTGACGGGCCGTTGCGTGTGTAGCGGCGTGCCTGATCCAGCCAGTAGCGGGATGTGTCATCAGAGAATGTCATCCCAAATTTGTTTAGGAACGTCTTGATCTTGGAGAAGAAGCGAACAATGAGGCTCGAATCCAATGTCGCAGCCATGTCAGCCATGTACTCTTCGACTGCTTCAGCCTTTGACATCTTGCGGGCGTCCACTGCTGCGTCCACTGCCACCCGGAGGGCTTGCGGGCCGTTGCGATATAGATCCCCCAGGACAGAGGCCAGCTTGTCACCAGGGACTACTGCCCGGAATCCGTGGTGGCCGATGGCTTCGTGCGCAAGCACAAAGTTCAAGTGCTGTTTGCCCATAATCTGGTCGGAGAAAATAATGACCTCGCCCTTGCCGAACGAATAACCCGCCGCCGGAGCCGAGTCGAAATCGCCATCTCTTTCTGCGCTCGCGCGTGCGTGCAGATCAGGGTTGCGTGCTAGCATGTCAGCTTGGTTACGGTATACATGCAGCTTTATCTTAGCGCCTAGCTTGTTAACAAATGCCTTAGCGAGTAGGCGCGCTTCCCCCAGTGCCATTGCCTTCGCAGGCGTGCCGTCATTGCTCAGCATATCAGCAGTGGTGTCCCAGCTCGCGATAGAATAGCGGCCAGCCTTCGCGTTGGTTGATACGATCTGGATAGTGTCATCAGCTTGTCGCACGAAGTTGGGGGCCGTACCTTTGAAGTAGCTTTGCAGTGGCTCGTCACCCAGTAGGAACTGCATGCTAGCTCCCTTCTTCTTAGCTGTGAGCTTACCGACTACTGACTGTGGTGGGATGCTTGTAGCCCCTGACTCATTGAACTGCTGTATAGCGTCCGCGAGCATCTGGGAGCCAGCGAAGTCTGGGACTACCTGCGCCTGATCAACTATGATGTTATGCTCTGCCAAGCGGTCAATGGTTTTCTTATCAGCAACCAGCACGCCCTCACGGAACGCGCGGTTCAACAGGCCTACCTGCATCAGTGCTTCAAACGCTGGCTTGAGGGTTGATGCATCCTTATAGAATTTATAGTTCTCACCCATATGATCGAGCAATGCGTCGCCGTACTCAGTAGAGTTCTCATCCACCTCGTTCTGCAAGAACGCCAGTGCGCGCTCTTCACGGTTTTTATTGTCGTCAAAACTGGATGGTGTAAACGCATAGTCCATAATGGAAGACAGTGCGGTAACAGTTTCTCGGCGGTCCTGATTTTCGAGGGCAGTTGATATCATCCCGTCCAGCTCGGCATTCTCTCTACTGGTAGGGTCTTTACTGAGAATATCACTGGTCGGCACGACGCCATCCCGTTCAGCTTGCCTAGCTTGGCGCTCGGCAACAGTCTTCATGCTGTCATCCAGCTTCGCATCGGCCAGTGGTTTACTCTTGCCAGTACCTAGTGGGGTAGCTACCGGAGTAGCTTCTTCGAGATACTCCTCTTTCACTTCAGCCTTCGGCGCTGGCTTTGACTCAGCCTTAGCTGCTGCCTCAGCCTTAGCTGCTGCCTCAGCCTTAGCTGCTGCTCTCGCTGCTGCCCGCAAGTCTTTTTTATTTTTTGTCTTTTTGTCTGTCTTAGACGGGGGAGGTGTCAGGTCTGGGTCGGCTGCCAACTCCTCTAGTTTTGCTAAGGCATCGGCTTTGGTGCCGCCTAAGTTTGTAGATACATATGGTTTGTCTACGTCGATGCCAAAGTTCTTCGCAGTATCCGCAGTTATATGCCAAGTTGGGTACGAAAACTGGTCAGTGTCACGGTAGATCGTAGCATCCCTACCGCCAACGCGGCCACTCCACTCTCCTGTCTTAAGGTCTTTCTTGAACGGCTTGTCAGCTTTTACTTCCTCTTTTGCTTCAACCTTCGGCTTGAGGAACCCGCGCAGCGCCTTCTTAGGGGCTGGCTTTTCTTGAGCTGGCATTGTCAACGCAGGCGAAGCTGCAGCAGCCGCGTCTTCAGCTACCATTGTCTGGCCGGGGGGAACCCTGTTGCCGCGTGGGCGTATAGGCGGTGGTGTGTCTGTCTGTGCTGTACTGCCGCGTGGGCGTATAGGTGGGCGCTGGCCACTGGCAGGCCTAACAGCAGGCAGCATCGCTCCGGCTGCGTCCTCTACTGAGAACGACGGTAAGTCAGGAACAACAGCCAGCTGAGGTGCCACTGGGGAGGAGTTTGGCACACCCAGCTGACTCTCATCTCCCATCCGTAAAGGTTGGGCAGGGGCTTCCAGTGTGGTCTGGGGAGGAGAAACCACTGGAGTGCCAGATGAAGGGGGAGTAACGTCTAGCGAGCCAGATGAAGTCGGCGCTCCGTAGCCACCTAGTGCAGGCGCTTCGCTTATATCAAGTGGTGCATCTGCTATCGGTGCAGGTGGTGGCCCGATCGGGCCTCCTTGGTTAATAACATCTGGCGGTCCACTCGGTGGTGGAGGTGTAAGGGTGTGGTATTCGAGGAGCTTGGGGGCACCTGAGTTTTCGATCTGCAGCTGTGGGGTGCTGAAATCCTCAAGCTGCAGCTGAGTTGGCTCCGCAGACAAATTAGGTTGCATCAGGTCAACAGGCTTCAAGTTCGAGATACCACCGATCGTACCACCAACGCCTGCGCCTGCTGCGAATGAATTTATTAATCTGTTGATACCCTCTGGTGAGTCCCAGTCCACGTCAGGGTTAGCTGCGAGCAGCAGTGCTTCTTGGCCACCCTCTGTAAACCCTTCAAGCCCAGCACCGACGCCAACACCTTTAGTAGCCTTGCCCAACAGGCTCGTCGCCTTACCACGCCATGTGGTTGGGGCTGCTTTGCCTAGGGCTTTGCTACCTAGGTCACCGAACAAGCGGCCTGCCAGTATAAATTCAGGTACCGTTTCAAGCGCAGCATACAAAGCGCCACCGAGCAGAGCCTTCCCTCGATCACCGGTGCCGTCACCAGAGTCGCGTGTTTCACCGTAGATATCTGCTACGCCTGTTGCGTAGTTGTTGGCAGTGGTCGCTACAGCTGCGCCAAAGATACCAGCTGCGGACCGGACTGCTTTTTTCTCAGCATCTTTCAGTGCCTCATAGGCTACACCGTTCCTAGCTTTTTTGGCTACCTCTGTTAGTGTCTTCTTAAGCGCTGCCTTACCAGTGAACGATAAAACCGCACCCGCTGCTCCTGTGAACGGGTTGAGACCCCCGCCTGCGGCAGACCCGGCAACGAAGCCCAGAGCACCTGTCACTGCAGACTCAAGGATACTTGGTCCTGCCTGCGCGAGGTTGGCCAAGAACCACTGAGTTACTGTATGGTTAGGGGTAGACCCTATGTCTGTAAACTGACGCTGGTACGGAGAGTTTTTGCGTATCTCCTCGGTATTCCCCTCGACCATTCTGGTGCCTATCTCCTCGGCACCTAGGAACTGCAGCCCAGCCCCGATCATCCGCTGGCCACCATCAACAGCAAGATCCCAGTTCTTTGACATGGCGGTACTGTTCGATGGGTTCTTAATACCTTCTAGGAACGACAGGAAACTATCTTGGTCCACAGGTGTCCAGTCATTACCATCAGGCGCAACTGCGTCTGGGTTACCACCCTCCATAGAGCGCAGTAGATTCTCAGCGTCGTCACCCTCAACTTCGCCGAAGCCGGGTACAAAGTATGCAGCCTTCGTAGGGCTGTACATCACTTCAGGTGTAGAAGGCCCAGCTTGATTACCCAATCCGAACTCTGCAGCGAGATCATCAAAGCCACTAAGCCCCGCTTGTGGCGAGGCTGTCGGAGGAGCAATCCCTGCGGGTTGTGCAGGCGGTGACCCCCCGAAGAGGAAGTCTGTTGGGTTGAAGTATGCTGGTGCTTTAGCCATTCGGTGTCCTTAGCCCCGCTTGCCCAACTCTTGGGATGCGGGATACTGTTAATTTCTTCATTGCCACCCCATTCGCATTTGTACCGGGGTTAGGATTATACTCGAAAAGATCACCATTTGTGGACCATATTACTGTACCTGTTTGGGGGTCTCCCCTCGCGTCCATACCCTGCTGCTTTAAGCTCTCTAACAGTAACTCAGCTTTTGACGCACCTACTTGCTCTGCTTGTTTCTCAATCCTTTTGATCATAGACTCAAACTCAGCACCCGCGCGTGATGCTGCTGTCGCTGCTGTTGTGTTGCGGTAGTCGGAGGAGATATCTGCCCAGAAGCTGGAAGCAATCTCGTTCTTAGTTGTGAGTGTTGACACCCGCTTGCCGTCCTCGCCTACATAGGAGACAACAAACTTACCACCGGCTGCTTGTCTGACAGTCACGTCTGTACCACCAAGATACTGCCACAGCTTCTCGATGCGGCGTGGATCACCAGATGCTATCAAATCACGAACAGCCAGCTCGGCTTCGAGCTTGACAACATCATTGACGCCAGCATCATGGGCTGTCTGTATGCCTGCGTTCAACTTCCGTATCTGACTGTCAATATCATTGATGGTGTCAAGTGCCTCCTCGCGCAGAGTGGCAGAGCCTGTCCGGCGGGCCACCTCAGCTTTATGTAGAGCATGATTACGACGACCTATTAGACTTCCGTACTCCCCCTCGGCTAGTCTCTTCGCGTTCTCAATGCGTTTTTTGGCTCGCTCAAGTTCGAAGTTCACCAGATTAGATGGGCGCTTCAATACAGACTTGATAGCCTCTGGTACATCTGGCTCTGAGTCGGATGTGGTTACGGCTTCTTCCTGCCCCGGAGGGAGAGGCTCTTGGTTTTCAATGTCAGCGATCTGTTCCGGTGTGGGCTTGTCGCCAGCGAACCTATTTGCGAGGGCAGTACGGTCACCGCCTGCAAACTTAGAATTATAAAACCCAAGTGGATCAGCCTTCGCTTCTTCAATATCTTCTGGGTACTGCTCAAAGTACTGTACAGCCTCGTCAGTTTTGTAGAACTGGGCAGCCTCGTAACGTGGGTCGGCAACAGCACCGAGTGGCATACGCTTGCCGCCTCTGAGGTTAACATTGATCTGCTCAAGGTCAGTCATCAAGTCAGCACCAGTGGCCTGATCGGCTAGCTGACGGTTCAACCCTGCAATAGGCGGCGTGTCTGGGCCAAAGTCTGCATCAGACGAACTGGACGCAGACTCAATAGTATTCATAAGATTGCCAAGTACAGTCTGCGATGTGCGAAGCCGTGACTGGTACTCACCATTGGGGTCATCCCGCTGGTCATACCCTGCAAATCTCCATGCATCGGCCATGATCTGGTTGGCTTCTTCAATACTCTTAGCAGCGTTCAGCTTCTTAATAAGGTCCGGGTTTTCTGCGAGCAGGAACTGTGCCTGTAACTCAGGCGATGGAGCGTTAATATCACCATCATTGAGGGCTACGAAGTTGAGCATGTTAGTCAGCCGCTTGGATTTCTCACCATCACGTAGCGACATCACTCCTCCAGACTCGCCTTCTTCCCCGCTCTCGGATGGGTCTGGCCAGCGACCATAAACATTCTTAGCTTGATAGCCACTCTCATGCTGACCATAAGCTGCAATGGTAGCCAGTGCGAACGGGTTGTTCACTCCGGTTTTAACTGTTTCCATAAACCGACTGCGGATCTCCGAGTCGCCGCCCGCCGGAGCCGTTGGATACGGACCATCGACGCCGGGTGCAGGTGGAGCTGGGGAGTTCGCTGGTATGTCAAGTCCCATGCCGACGTCCAATCCTGGGGCTGCACCTGGGCCGGGGCCATCAGACATAAGCCTCTCGACATCTCGCTTCCGATGGATTTCATCAAACTCATTAATGTCTTTCTCAATACCGATAGCATTTTGACGGCCAATAGCTGCCCCGCGCGCGGCGGGTACAGCCGCAGAGAAAAATGTAGATAGTCCAACCATGTTACGTTCCTCAACTATACATACTTTTCTGATTTGGGTCTGGGGCACCGAGCTTGTAGTTTGACAGATGCGGTAGCAGGAGCTGCGACGTCATTGAAGATGCGCCTTCAGCTACAGCGTCGTTTTCCGCCTGTGCCATCTGATACATCCGCTGTGTGTAGCCTAAGCCCCGCCCGTTAGCATCAGGAATGGCGCTTCCCGCCTGTGCTAGTAGACCTGCTCGTTGTTTGTCAGCCGCCCCGCGAGCCTGCACACCAGCTGCATACTGAGTAAGTGGTGCCTCAACTGAGAACCGGCGCGCCTCTGCATCGAGAACTGCTGTGTTTGCAGTGCCTGTATTGAGGACGTCTTGGCGTTGTTGGGACTGTTTAGACTGGTTACGCTTCACCTCAGCCTGTGCAATTTTAGCCTCATAAGTGGAGTCTGTGTTAGCAGCTTCAGCCATAAACTGCTGGTATATCTGCATACGCTGCTGGTAAGCGGCCTCGTCTTTGCCCTTAAGGCTTTGCATTTCTTTTTCCAGCTGAGCCATGTAGGCTGCTTTCTCGTCACCGCCCATCGCAGCCGCAGCTTGACCAACGAGTTGTGGGGCCATCTTCAGGAGTGAGTCTGTAATCTTAGACATCGGAGTGGCAACCCCGTTTACTGTGGTTGTTGTGGGTGCTGCACCTGCAACGCCTGCAGTGTTAAGACCTGCTGTTACACCGCCTGCTGCACCGCCTGCTGCACCTGCTGCGCCTGCTGTTGCTGTGCGGAGTGATCCGCCCGCGATTGTTGACCATGGGTCAGCGCCCGGAGCTGCAGCTATTGCTGGGTTAGCTACGCCGGGTGCAGCTGTCATGCCATTCCCGAATAGTGAAGCACCTTGGCCTGCTGCACCGATGCCACCTGCGAGGGCACCACCTGCTGCGCCAACGAGTGCTGATTTGAATATGTCTCGACCAGATAACGCGCCTGACGCTGCGCCTGCCAGGCCACCTAGGCCCGCGCCTACAACTGCGCTGCCCATGACCGAGCCTGCTCCGAAGATAGTGGCTGCTATTGTTGGGGCCACAAATGGAATAGCGATAGCAGCCACCACGCTAACAACCAGCCCTAGGCTTTTCTTCCACCCCCCGCCGCCATACACCATGGGTGTCATGCAGCTAGAGTCGCGTAGTGTTGTGGGGCTGTGATGGATACCATCAAAATTAACTGTCGCCATTGGAGTTCTCCGTGAGTGAGCAACGTACATTACGGTACATAACTTTAAACCCTAATGGACGCAATAGTCTTTCCATGTATGGGTTAACTGATGCTTCTATGCTTCTGGCGCCGTTCATCAGGCACCATCCTTTAAACATGACCCAAAACTTATCTGCCATGTTACGCACATCTCTACCGCCAAAAGCCAGAATATTTATGTTGGCGTACTTCGGATAGATAATAGCTTCGAGCGCAGCTGCCAGCTTAACTTCTAGGTTAGGGTTCGTTCCTGTCCGGTCATTAGCTATGACCATGATGGATATCTGGCCCGAAAGGGCGCGGTCAAGTAAGTCAGATGCTTCGAACTCTCCATGCAATGCTCGGTTAACACACTCTGTAAACAGTGGCTCTACGTGCGGCCAGAATGTATGCAGTAATTGTGGAGTCGCTAGCTGGACAGGTTCAAATGCAGTAAGCGCAGGATATTGCTGCACAGGTTCATGTGCGTCTATTGCTAGGCCATCTGGCCTGACTATATTGACGACATTATCCTCACGCAACACCTTGCTCCTTTTCCTTACCTGTTAGTTTGTCAAAGAAGTCAGTACCTTTTTGCATCACAACTTTTGCAGGGATTACGTATTCTCCCGCTGATGCATTAATCGGCACGTCATCAGCACGCCCTGTGTTGTCCCCCGTCGGAGATGCAGCAGGTGGTATTAGCCCGCCCTTTGACATGTTTACTGGGGCTGCGGCTGCTTGTGGAGCTGCGGGTGCTTGACCCTCTCCACTGGACAGTGCTGCGCCAGCGACCATTAGTGCGAATACGATCCCTTGGTCATAGGCCTCTGGGATATCTGCTTCGCCAGCCAACCCCTTTTGGATAGCCATCTGGCGTAAGCGGGGGTAAAGCTCTGGGTTCTGTGCGGCTGCAACAGCCATCTGAACTGCCATGTCAAGCTCTTGTTGAGTGACTGCTCCACTGGCTAACGCTTCCTCAAGTGCTTCCCGTACTTTCTGGATAACCTGTGGGTTAGACTGGATAAACTGCTGAAGCTCAGCTTGGAGCTGATCAGAAGGTATTGACTGCGGGGTCGTCTGGACACCCGGAGCTTGAGCCGGTGGCTGACCAGTCATTGGTCCCTGCGGTGTTACCATCCCGCCGTCTGCGTATCCTTTGCGGAAACCTGCGAATGATGGTGCCACTCCCTGTGTAACTCCCGCAGGAGCAGCGCCGTAGCTAGTAGTAGCTGCCGTCGGTAGGCTGTAAACTGGACGAGATGGGGCGGGCGAAGCTGGTGCTTTAGACGACGCAAACAGCTTAGCTAACCCTGGAGGTGTGTTTGGCTTGTTCATATCTGCTTACCTTTAGCTTGTGTGATGAGTGCGTTTAATATGTCCTGCAAATTTTTAACGTCCTGTGTAATGGCGTTTACTGCTGTTAGCAAGGTATTAAAATCCTCAAGCGATGGGACTAGCTTGCCGTCGCCTACATCGTAAGCCCTACCGGATGTCTGCACAGGAGATGAGTTTAGACTCTCCAGCGTCAGTACTGTAAACTGGCCAGTTAGTGTGGCTTTGAAATCTTTATCGTTTGAAACACCGGTTAGTAAGTCCATGTTCTCTTTTATAGCTGAGAGGACACGGAACTCCTGCTCGGTCAAACCGGACAGTGGCACTGCTGGGGTGGCTACAAATGGCATCTATATTCCTTTCAGCCCATACGGGGTTTCAGCCATGTGTATCGCCCGTACACGCACAGCCCCGGATACTGAGACTTCGAATGTATCAGATTTATACGCTGATGGTAACCTAAATATATCTGAGCTGGTTACAGTGACTGCGTGTTGGAGAGTTTTATTTGCCCACACTTGAACAGTTACAGCACTGACACCTGTTAGCGACAGCAGGTTGCGTGTAAGTGGGGTGCCGTTAATGACTGAATCATTCAACCCGTTATACATGACTATGCGCTCGGCTGTGTCCGGGTCGTCGTAATCATGCTGAGCATTTATTGTGCCTAAATCGTCAAGTAAGTCCCACCATGCTTGGTTGTAAGCCGGGGTAGCTGTATTATAAGCTAACACCGCTAAGGCTGTGCTCTCGTCTTCCTCATAATCCGCTACTACGCGCATCGCACCAACAGTCGTATACGCAGGATCTACAAAGACTTTACTTTTCCACTCGATCGACAGGGGTAACCCCCCCTCTGCGTCCCACACTTTCAGCTGACCAGACGTATTTGACGTATAATAAAATAAACTTTCAGCAGCATCGTAGTAAGCTGCGTACCACTTTGCTGGTATGTCTACATGCATACCCCCTACTTCGTCATCACGTTCAAAAATAAATGCCCCCGCAGAATGCGAAGCAAAATACTTACCATCAAAAAACTCTGCTGCTATTGTTTCCGGCACGTAGACAGAGTCCCAAGTGTCCCAGTCTTGGATAGACTTGGTCACAAACTCTAGCCCAGAGGATGGACTGTAGAACGCAAGCCCCCCATGCGACGGATAAACTACGCCGTACCCCATGTTGACCACACCGCGCTTGGCAATGCAGGGTGCTAATGTGTCAGCCCTAGACTGAGACATATTAGCTGGCGTACTACCTTGAACAATATGTGGGTACTTATCTGTCAAAACGATAATGGCTCCAGCGACAGCCGCAATAGCTACGATGTCTGCACTAAACACCTGCCTGTATTTAATCGGCCAAGACCATGGCTTGTTAGGCTCTGAAAAGCACAGCTCGTTCCCGACAAAACCGACCAGCATGTTGTTGTGGGCGGATATTAATCCTTGCATCGCTGGATCAGGAGCGTCTGCATCAAGGCTAGACAGCTCAACAGCTAGTCCACCTACATCGTAGTTGTCCAGGAATGTGCTGCCTTCATAGTAAGTGCTGTCACCTGAATCATATTCTGCAACATCAGAGTACAGTGTTCCATCAGTGCAAGCAGTCACCGCTTTAGCTGAACCAGCTTTTGTGTATGTAAAAGAGTAGTTGTCTACCACGCTGAGCACCACGCCGTCTGTGATGTCGAATGTAGCATCTGCTACTCCACCAAACTCTGTGCCGCTGATCTTAAATAGGTCATCCACATCCAAGTTGTGTGGGTCAGTTGTTATGACAGTAACTGTAGTCCCGCTTCGTCCAGCTGAGACTAGCTGTATTGGGAACCAGCATGTTCTGAGTAGGAAATATGTGGACCCCGACGCACTTGTCACCGTGCGGTACAGCCGTATCCCGCGTATGAAGTTATCTCCTGCGGGTGGTGCAGTCGGTAGCGATGACAATGTCACGTCCTGCCCCTCACGCACATAAGCATCTTCTGAAGGGTCACTAGGTATTGACTCCTCTAGGAACGGCGTTACCCACGTGTAGATATACGCGCGGGATAGTTCTTTGCCTGAGAGTTCTACCTCAATGCCAGCGCCGAAGTCAGTATCAAAATCTGCTGGTGTACTATGCTCAGTCATCTCCGGGCCAGCGCTGAAAGCTGTAAAGTGTGTAGAGTCAATGACTATAATAGATGCAGATTTAATATTAAAACCACGCATGTTGAGTTCGATGTTTTCTGTGCCAGATGTAACGCCGTTCTCTAATGAAACTGTGAATGTAGACGATGTAGCCTCGGAGATTGTGAAGTACCCAGATGTCAGGTTACCACCTTTATGTATCCAGTCTACGTTGCTGCCTACACCGAAGGTCATATCAGATGTTGTCACAACAATATCATCTGTTGATGAAGAGCCTGTAGCACTAAGTGTCAAATGAGTGAACCCTGTCACAGATACTTCATCGCCAGTCTGAAAGTTATGCGCTGAGGCAGTTTCATACGTAGCAATGTTGTCAGAGTCACGGGACACGTTTATTATATCAACAGCTGAGATAGTCGCGGGAGTAGCAACAGGCTTAGTGGTCGGCAGCGGGAGGCCCAAATCATAAGCTGCATATGGGTAAGGCCCAGCCCCTGATATAGCTGTCCGCCAGTTTGTTACTTTGGGCGCACCGTCTCCAGTGTAGTACACACGCTGATCATCATCATTGGATGACGATGCGACTGCAACATCCACGTCTGTAGTCCACGATAGCCACGACTTTACGCCAGTGTCTGGGTCGCTAAGCGGGTAGATAGTTTTAAGTTCCCCACTTCTACCTACACTCCCAACAGACTCTGACTCCCTATAGGGAATTAAGTCCCCAGAATACAGTTTTACATTCACTGCGATCTGGGCTGCTGCGTCTGGCAATAACTCTGGAGACAGCTTAGGGGCTATACCGAGGAACTTTGTTATCTTTCTAGGGGCCATGGTTTATCTCAACTTATAGAAGCTAATATTTGTGCCATTTCAAAACCGAATACACTACCGGCACTCCCAACACAATCTAACTCAACATCTACATCACCAACCACTGGGTCTGCTTGGGCTGATATAGTGGCTATATTAGATCCAGTGAATGCGACACCTGATTGTTTTAATGCTCCGGCCCCCGCTACATCAGTATATGTTGCAGTACCACCTCCGAACCCACTAGGGCACCACCCTATACCTAGTATGACCCCACCGGGGGAAGGATTAGCTACACCAGCTGTAACTGCGCCTACTCCACCGCCCCCGCTAGCTGACCCGGTGTCTTCGAGAGTATCATAGCCCAGCGCGTATGACGCAACATACATATTACTAATACCTTTATTAGCCGTGAATATAAAATTAAACCCGGAGCCTCCGTCGGTAAATGTAATTACGGCATCAGATTTCCAGATTGCTAGGTAATATGTCCCGCCACCCAGCGCTGTAGCGTGGCTGTTTATCATCGTCATATCGCCTAAGTTACTACCGTCTTGGTCTAACTTACCAGAAGTAAACACCGTACTGTTGTTGGTGCTGTATAGCATTGTTAGAGCATAAACATGCTGGGTGTTTATGTTTGTAAAGAATCGGTCTGACGTGAGTGATGCTATAGTGCTAGAACCTAGATAAGTCATAGCGCTGCCGCCGCTCATAGCACCTCCTGGGAAAAAGCCGGGTAGCATCATACTATCTGCCCCCATGTGCTGCCGGACGCATAAACTTCAACGATCGACGTTGTGCGTGCGTATAGGTAAATGGTTGCATCTGCTCCAGCTGCAGTTGGTAAGAATGGTGCCGTTGTTGAGGGGGAGTAGTAACCTGTTGCTGTGAAATCTAATGCACGTGACCCAGTACCATCCTGAACAACTCGCAAACGCCGCCAAGTTCCCGCTTGCACATTCGTCGGGAAGCCTAATACTCGGCTAGCACCTAAAGTAACTACACCATTGATGAATGTTTCCCAGTCTAGTGCTATTGTTGCAGCGTCAGTAATTGTCACTTCAGCTGCGGCATTAACCACTACTTCTGGGGTGACTACAACACCGCCCGTGCCGTCTCGCATCTCAGCAGTAGTTGATTCCTCTCTTAGATACGCAGCAACTGCAGTTGCTAGCTTTGCGATTGTCACAGCTTCATCAGGGGGAACGCGCTCGGAGTCTCGTAGTTCTTCTAGTGCTGCACCCACAACCCGCAGCTCGACCCTGTCTGAAGACGCAAAACTTGATGCTGTCGTACCATCTGCGCCTCGTTCTACGGTCAGTACATCAGACGTTCTGTCTGTGACCTTCACGATCTCAACCACGTTAGAGGTGTCAATTATCGTAACATAAAAGTAATTGCCCGACGCAACAGATGCTGCTGGGAATCGAGCACCTTCGCCCGACGCGAGTGTTACTGTTGTGACCGACGAATTGATACTAGATGCCAGTGTGCTGTATGCATTGTTTGCGAACTGAACGCCCATGATAGTTCCTACTTTTCTATGTTGATACAAGCCTTCGGGCTGAGTGTTGTTGAGTGTGGCCAGCTGCATGTGTGAACATGCTGCACTTGGAGGCATACACGATCTGATAGAGGGCGGCCATACTGGTCAAATGATGGGATGTCTTGAGGGTAATACCGCCTTTTAACCTCGGCAGCTGCACCAGCAATCCCACCCATGCGGGGTTTATTTCTGTACACTAGATTTCCAGTGTCGGCGTCTGTCCATATTGGGTAGATAGTAGCAGCGCACTGCGTGTTCCATATTGCGGTCACAGCAAAGGGTACTTTATCCCCAGCCTTAGCTGAATCTTGTGTTGCCTCAAAACTAATATAAGTCATAACCGGTGGGCGAGCGGCGATACTAAACACGGCGTAGGAGATAGCCCCGGTTATAAACGACGCTGCTGCTATGTATGTTGCGATTATAGCCTTCATTGCTGTGCACCTTTAGTCTGTAATGTTTGCTCAACTCTGAGGATCGCTTCCTTTATAGAGTTAATATGTACTTCGAGTTTGGCTATACGTTCTGGGTCAGACGCTCGGAAAGATACTTTGTTCTCTACTTCCGTGACCCGTGAGGACACTGTACCCATCCAGTATGAAAACGCGATTGTCTGCAGCGCGATTGCAAACAGTAACGCTGCGGGAATTTGCCGGCTAATCGTCCAGTGGTCCCGCGATATGTTAACTGGTTTTTCACCGCTCATGATCTGCACTTTCAATATTAGCGTCTAGTCAGTTTGTCATATAGTGCAGCACAAGCGTCAGTCCGTTTATGCTCTCTAGTCAGCGCCTGGTCGTACTTAACAACCCCGACATCTGCTGGTGTGTCTTGTGTTACTCCGGCGTACTCTTTACCTCGGCAATAGGCCGGTAACTCTGGCAACTTTGGTGGCTGTGCTGCTTCGGTGATAGCATCTATGGTCCTAGCAGTTGACGACACCTGTGATTCTTTAGCTGCTAACTCTGCAGCCCTCTTAATCGCTTTATCTGTTTCGCAGCCGGTTGTAAATACCAAGCTCACCAAGAGTAGGTATGAACCCAACCCGGACGGATATAATTTCGTCAATCTCATCGTCTTGCTCCTGCCTGCGTTCATCTGACAATATAGCAGCCACATTCAGTAACCGTATAGCATCTTGTTGAGCGTCAATCATCTGCTGTCTCTGCTTGGCTAGCCCTGTTAAGGAAGTCACCAAATCTTTCTCAGCCTGCACCTCAGCCTCAAGACTACTAATCTCAGCAGCAGCAACAAACTTTACAGCGTAATCTTTAACAGCGGCCCGCACGGCCATACCTTCAGAAAATGTCCACGCAAGGTATATCGCAGTTGGCACTCCTAGTAGAACATACAGGGGTAGCCTCAACTGCCAAGATAATATGCTCCAAAAAATGGCCACTTAAGAACCTCGATTCTTGTATCCTACTACGCGTCGAACACCGATAACACCCTTGGTGCTACGCACACGTGTTTTCACAGCGTTACCGTCGTTACCTGATACCATCTCTATCTTGCCCCGGCCAGTGGATTTTACAAAGAACCCAACGTGCCCGCCGGACCTGCGCGCGTATACAACCAAGTCGCCCCGGCGCGCTTGCGACAGCGAAACTTTTTTACCCAGCTCTAAATAAGACCGGGCTGATGCTTTTGAGGGCGGGCACTTGTACCCGTTCTTCTTAAGGACGTGGCACGCAAACGTGCCACACCAAGGTATGCGCTTCGGGTTATGCCCGACGATAGCTTTCACACGGCTGTAGTTAGCGCGCTCATGTAGGCCTTCGTATTTCTGCGCTGTAGCTACCAGCCCTGCATGAGCCGTAGTTGTGATGATGCTGAGCACTAATATGAGTATAAGCCTCATTGTCCATCCTCCAGCTCAGCACGCTCTTTTGCCCGTAGTAGGTCTAAGATCAACTGCTGTTGAGTAACCAGTGTGCTTTGCGTTGTCGTAACAGCTTCCAGTTGGTGCTTGAGTTTAGTAACTTCGTCTTCCACTGTTTCTTTGATAAAGTTCTCTGCGTGGGGTTTCGCAATGTACCAAGACGATCCAATGATAATCGCGCCTGCAGTAATTGCACCTGATAATACTTTGCCCGCTTCATATAGCTTTTCCATTATCCTAATCCTTTGCGGCAAAGTTTAGCTTCAGCTGTGCGGCGGTTAACCAGCCCGCGGATAACACGACCCCCGGCTTTGTTCCACCATGTGAGCGCTGTACACCCACCTGCGATATCCCCAGCGTTCAACCGTCTCACTGCTGTTGACTTGCCAATACCACCAACACCTGCGTTCCACGCAAGGGATAGATATGCTGTGTCACGCTCTGGTGTTAACCGGTCAGCTTTTGTGAAGACTGAAAAATACGTGTGCAGCTTACCCCGAAACTCCGCCAGCCCTGCGCGGAGCATGCCCAAGCATTGTACATCTGTTTTGTAATCATTTGGGCCAACGCCCCGTGTCTCTCCGTAGCACACAGTCCACACAGGGGGGTTTGCTATAGTGTCTAGGTAAGCTCTATTACGCTTGCCCTCCCAACCGCCGACAAACGGAACAGCTACGTCCATTGTTTGTTTTTCTGTCGCTTGTGCGTATGCTTGTGATGTAGCTAGTACAGCCAGTAAAGTTATTGCAACAACGACTGCTGACAATCTGAGCCACTCCCATTTGGGGTTTGTGCCCTGTTGGAAGATTCGCCCCAGCGTACCCGCGATAAG